ATGGCAACCATGGACATCTTCGAGGGCGACGCCTTCAGCATCATCGAGCTCACCCGGGCTCTGGAAAACATCCCCTTCAAACCGGCGATCCTGTCGGGTGCGGGCCTCTTTGGCTCGCGCGGCGTGCGCCAGCGCACCGTCATGATCGAAAGCCGCGATGGCACACTGTCGCTGATCCCGTTCTCGGAACGGGGTTCGGCCTATGAGCAACAGGTGCCTGAGCGCCGCGATATGCGTGCTTTCGTCTGCCGCCAGTTCAAGAAGCAGGACGTGCTCTGGGCCGCCGAGATCCAAGGCATCCGCGAATTCAGATCGGAAACGGCGGTGCAGCAGGTGCAAACTGAGGTGGCCCGCAAGATGGCGCGGCTTCGGAATGACGCTGAAGCCACGTTTGAATTCCACCTCTTCAACGGCATCCAGGGCGTGGTGAAGGACCCCAAGGACGGCGCCACGGTCATCAACTACTATACAGAGTTCGGCATCACGCCTGCGGCTGAGGTTGATTTCGATCTCGATAACCAGTCGCCTGCATCAGGTGCCCTGCGCAAACGCTGCCGGGCGCTGATCGAAAGCGTCGAGGACAGCCTCGGCGGGCTGGCAGCTGGTCAGGTCCAGTTGCGCGCCGAATGTGGCTCGGCCTTCTTTGCCGATCTCGTGGCCCACAAGGAGGTGCGCGAGACCTATCTGAATACCGCCGCGGCGGCAGATCTGCGCGGCCGCGTGGGCGAAGAGGTCAGCTTTGGCGGCATCACTTTCCGACGCTATCGGGGCGGGCTTGGCTTCGGTGTGCCGACTGACAAGGCGTATTTCTATCCTGAAGGCGTCGAGGGGCTGTTTGAGATCTACTACGCCCCCGCCGACACGTTTGAGACGGTCAACACACTGGGTCTGCCGCTCTATGCGCGCATGATCCCCGACCGCGACCGGGATGAATGGGTGCGCCTTGAGATCGAAAGCAACCCGCTGCCGATCTGCACCCGGCCGCAGGTGCTGCGCTCGGCCAAGCGCACCTGATGAGCGCCTTCGCTGATGCGCTCGGTTTGTTGTTCTTCGATGCCAATCTCTCGGTCGAGATTTGGCATCGGGACAGCGAGGGGCAGTTCACGCGTGCACGGGGCATTCTGCGCCGTCCCGACGAGATCACCGAGTTCGGGTCGGCGCGGATTCTGTCGGACACCACCCGGATCGATGTTCGGGTGGCGGATATTCCGGAACCAAGACCGCAAGAGCAAATCCTGATCGGCGAGGAGACCTTCCTGATACAGGGCGAGCCGCGCCGTGACCGCGAGCGACTTGTCTGGACGATAGAACTGACCCCCGCATGAGATTGGGCCTCGACATCACCCCGGACCTGGTTGCCGTCATGGCAGCAGAGATCAAAGCTGGCGAGAAGGCTGTGACAACGGCCATGCGCGAGGCGGGAACGGGCCTAAAATACGCTTGGCGCGGGCAGATCACGCGAGCGGGGCTCGGGCGGCGGCTGGCGAACTCGATCCGAAGCCAGACCTATCCAAAATCTGGTGACAGCTTGAAAGCTGCCGCGTTGGTCTGGTCGAAGGCCCCAGTGATTGTCGGTGCGCATGACGCTGGACCGCTGATCCGGTCGAAAGACGGGTTCTGGCTCGCGATCCCGACTGCGGCTGCCGGCAAGGGCCTGAAAGGCGGGCGTATCACGCCCGGGGAATGGGAGCGCCGCCGCGGGATGCGGTTACGGTTCGTCTATCGGCGCCGCGGCCCGAGCCTCTTGGTGGCCGAGGGGCGGTTGAACAGTCGCGGGCTTGGTGTGGCGTCACGGTCCAAGACGGGACGCGGCAGGGCGACGGTGCCGATTTTTCTGTTGGTGCCGCAGGTGAAGCTGGCGAAACGGCTTGATCTGGCACGGGACGCAGAGCACGCGCAGGCGGCGATTCCGGGGCTAATCGTGGCTAGCTGGGTAGAGGGACGCTAAGGCAGGGGCGCGTCCAACGTCTATTAATTGTCCTACGAATGCAGCTGTGCGACGAGCTACATGATATTCTTTAAGCTAACAAAAAGTCGCAACCGCTCGCTTTTTCGGGTACGGTGCGGGTGAACGGGAACTGAATTGGCGGGGTACACTTTGAGTAAAGCAAAGGTGCGATCAATGCAGCGTGGCGCGCAGAAGCGTTCCAGTGAGCCGCCAGTTAAAATGCAGGATATCTACAAGAAGCATCCGCCGAAGATTGCGAGTGTAGACAAGCCGCATCTGGATTTCTTGAAGTATGGGAAGCCAGAGCAAGTGGTGCGAATAAAAACTGTGATTGAGGCGGCAAAGAAGAATGGTATTGGAACGGCATCTGAAATCAGTCGCCTGCTTAACAAACTTTTGATCAAGACCGCTATTGGAGAGAAATGGACTCCGAGACTGGTTTGGTTTGCGGTGGCGGCGATCAAGGCCCAACGTAGCGAAAGTCGACCTAAATTAGCAGGCGAAGGTGGTGCAGGTCATCAGCTTACCGAAACAAAATTTCGCGATTTGGTTAATCGAGTAGTAATGTCACGCCTAGAAGAGATCCAGACTGAATTCGAGAACTCAAAACCAAAGTTGGGCGATACGTCGCCAAAATTGATGGAACTTAAAAGGCGCCTCGACGAAGGCTCCGTTTAGCTGGATCTAAAATGCCCACCCCCCGCGAAACCATCCTCGCCGCGCTGCACGCGCGGCTTTCGGCGTTGCCCGCAACGGCCCTGCGCGGCGACGTACTGCCTGATCGCGTGCCGACCGAGGGCCTGCTGATCCTGCGAGACGGTGAACCGGGGGAGCCCGAGGTTACGCTATCGCCGCTCGCCTATCACTACCAGCACCGCGCCGAAATCGAGGCGGTCGTTCAAGGCCCTGACCGTGATGTCCTATTCGACACGCTGACCGCCAGCATCGGCACGGTGCTCGCCGCCGACCGAACGCTAGGCAGCCTCTGCGAATGGGTTGAGGCTAAAGCCCCGCAGCCTGTCGATCTGCCTGTCGAGGGCGCGGCAAGCCTGAAGGCAGCGGTTATTCCGGTCGTCTTGCACTATTCCACGGCCGACCCGCTGGCCTGACCCCTACAACCCGAGGAGAACACCATGGCACGAGCCCAAGGGGCACGGGCGCAGATGGCGCTTGCGTTCGAGACGACATACGGCACGCCGCCTGCGAGCGGCTACACCAAGATGCCTTTTGCCAGCACGACGCTGGGGGCTGAGCAACCGCTGCAGACCTCAGAACTCTTAGGCTATGGCCGTGATCCTCAGGCGCCGATCAAGGATGCGGTGACGGCGGATGGCGACGTGGTGATCCCGATCGATGCCGAGGCGTTTGGCTTTTGGCTGAAGGCTGCTTTTGGCGCGCCCACCACAACGGGTGCCGATGCCCCCTACACGCATGAGTTCCGCTCCGGAAACTGGGCGCTGCCCAGCTTCTCAGTCGAGACCGGCATGCCAGAGGTGCCGCGCTATGCGATGTATTCCGGCTGCATGGTGGACAGCATCAACTGGCAGATGGCGCGCTCAGGGCTGCTGACGGCAACGGCCAGTATCGTGGCACAGGGCGAGGCCATCGCCACGACAAGCGCGGTAGGTACACCGGCTAACATCGCGCTGAAGCGCTTTGGGCATTTCAACGGAGCGATCACGCGGAATGGCGCGAACATTGGCAATGTTGTCTCCGCCGATCTGACCTATGCCAACAATCTCGACCGCATCGAGACAATCCGCGCAGATGGCAAGATTGACGGGGCGGATCCATCGATCGCGGCGCTCACGGGCAATGTCGTTGTGCGCTTCGCGGACCAGACGCTGGTGCAACAGGCGATCAATGGTGAGGCCTGCGAGCTTGAGTTTTCCTACACGCTGGCAACGGGCGAAAGCCTGACGCTGACAGCCCATGCCGTCTATCTTCCGCGGCCACGTGTGGAGATCTCCGGTCCACAGGGTGTGCAAGCAACCTTCGATTGGCAGGCGGCCAGCGACCCCGTCGCGGGCCGTATGTGCACTGTCACGTTGGTCAATGAGCGTGATGCTTATTGATGGCGCCGGGCGCGGACTGCCTTTTGTTCAATATGGGAGATTGGATTACTCAGGCGCAGGACTGATCTGCCGTTGATCGTCACTTCGGTGGCCATGGACCGGCCTGGGGCGGTGATCGCCTCGCGGCTTATGGTGGCCATCATGACGGTGGTGTCGTGCAGACGTTCTTCCGCTCTTTCGGCGCGCTGCGTGGCCTCGCGCAATTGGTTCTGAAGCAAGGCAACCTGCTCTTTGAGGCTCGCGCGCTCAGACTTGGTGATCTCCAACGCCACGGACAGTTCCAAAATCTGACGCCAGTCGGGGTCTTCGGCCATATGGCGCGCTCCTCTTATCTGATCGCGGATCAGGTGTGACCCGGTTGGGGGCCGATCCTGAGCGGGCCGCCCCGCGTGATCGTTTCGCTTTTTGTGCCAATGAATAATGGAGACCTCAATACATGCTCAAACTCAACCTCTCCGCTGAGCCGCGCTGGCTCGACCTCGGCCATGGCGTCCGCCTGCTGGTGGAGCCGCTAACCACCGCCATCATGCTGGCTGCGCGGAGCGATCCGGCGATTGTCGCCGCGGCGGCGGTTGAGGGCGAAGCGGCCCATTCAAACGACGAGCTCGCGCGCATCGTCGCCAAAGCCGTCGCCCGGATCGTCGTCAAGGACTGGGAAGGCGTCGGCGACGAGGACGGCAAACCGCTACCGCTGACGACTGAGGGCATCGACGCGCTTCTCGAACTCTGGCCGATCTTCGAGGCCTTTCAGACCAACTACATCGCGGGCGCGCTCATTCTGGACGCGGAAAAAAACGCCTGACCGCTCTCGCCGACTGGGAATTCGGCGGGGGCGGTGAGTATTGCGCGGCATGTTCCTCCGCATGCCCGGAATGTCCGCGTAGCCTCCATAAACCGCTGACCCTCGAGGGCTGGCAAGTCTGGGACCTTGTCCAGCGCCTCGGTGGCCAGGTTCGGGTTGCCGGCGGGATGAGCGGCGGCGCGGTTCTCGGCTGGGACATGGGCGCCGCTCTGCAACTCGGGGCTGCCCTAGGGCTCTCGCCCCTCATCGTCGCAGAACTCTTGCCACCCATTGAGGCAGTGATGGTGCGCAAGATCAATGAAACCCTACAGGCCGGATCAGGCCTGACCTGACTTCGTTTCCATTGGGAACGAGGTCTTACGCTTTGAGGACGTCTTTCCATGGCAGAAAAGCGCGTTTCCGTCCGGCTCTCCGCGACCGGCGGCCGACAAGTGCGTGCTGAGCTGGAAGGCGTTGGCGAGGCCGGGTCGCGGGGCTTCGGCCGTCTCAGCCGTGAAATGGACCAGGCCAATGCGCGCATGGCGGCCTTTGCCCGGCGCGCGCGGATCGCGGCAACGGCGGCGGCCACAGCACTTGCTGCGGCGGTTGTCTCGATGACCCGCTCGACGGTTGCTGCTGCCAATGAGATCGGCCAGCTCTCTCAGGTGGCCAATGCGAGCCCGGAGGTCTTCCAGCGTTGGTCGGCGGCCTCGGCCACGGTGGGGATTGAGCAGGAGAAGCTCGCCCAGATCCTGCAGGATGTAAATGACCGGGTGGGCGACTTCCTGCAAACGGGCGGCGGGCCCATGGCCGACTTCTTCGAGAATATCGCGCCCCGAGTGGGCGTGACAGCCGATCAGTTCGCCCGGCTTTCGGGCCCGGAGGCGCTACAGCTCTATGTCGACAGCCTGGAGCGCGCAGGCGTCAGCCAGCAGGAGATGACCTTTTATCTCGAAGCCATGGCGTCCGATGCCACGCGGCTCATTCCGCTCCTGCAAAACGGCGGCGCGGAAATGACCCGGCTCGGGGCGCAAGCTCAGGCTCTGGGCGCCGTTCTTGATGCGGACGCCATCGCGGCCATGCGCCGGTCGGAACTCGCGCTGGTCAGCATCGGCCAGGTCTTTACCGGGGTGCGCAACCGGATTGCGGTGGCGCTTGCCCCGACCCTTGAGGCCGTGGCCAATGCGTTTGTCGCCCTTGCGTCCAGCACTAGCCCGATTGCCCAAGCCTTTGATGCGGTGCTCGCCAATCTGGACCGGCTGGCGATCTATGCGAGCACCTTTGCAACCTTCCTCGCTGGCCGGTGGGTGGCAGGACTGGCGGCCGCGGCACTCTCGGTGCGCGGGCTTGCCACCGCGCTGGCCTTTTTGCGCGGAGCGCTCATTCGCACCGGGATCGGGGCGCTCATCGTGGGGGCGGGAGAGCTTGTCTACTGGTTCACCCGGCTCATGGAGGGCGCGGGCGGCTTTGGCGACGCCATGGGGCTTTTGAAGGATGTGGCGATCGAGGTCTGGGAGCGGATCCGCATGGGCGCCTCTGCGGCGGGCGCGCGCGCCACCGCGATGTTCTTTGACCTCAAGGCGGACGCGGCCGCTGGCATGGCCTCGGCTATTGAAAGCGTGGTGTCTTTCGGCAACGCCACGGCAAACACATTCGAGGGGGCGCTCGCGGCCGTGCGCGCCATCTGGGGCCGCTTGCCGAGCGTGATCGGCGAGATGGTCTATGCCGCGGCCAATCGGATGATCGACGGGATCGAGGCGATGCTGAACGGCGTCATTCGCCGTGTCGATGCCTTTACCGGCAGCATTCGGGACGCGCTCGCGGCTGTCGGGATCGAGACGGCCTTTGGTCAGATCGGCGAGATCAGCCTAGGCGATTTGGAAAACCCCTTTGCGGGTTCTGCGGCTGACGCCGGCACGGCCGCGGCTGAGGCGTTCCGGCGGGCATTTGAGGCCAATCCAATCACGGTCCCAGACTTTGGCCTCAATGATGCCGCTTCTGAGGCTCTGGCCACCGCGAATACCTACCGTCAGATTGCCACTGATCTTGCCAATGGCGCAATGTCCCCACTGACTTCTTGGAACGCACTTCGGGATGCGGTGGCGGGGACCGGTGAAGACGGTGCGGCAGCGCTGGATGAGGCCACGGCATCTGCGGATCGGCTGTCGGATGCCATGGGGCGTGCAGGAGGTGCTGCCGGGAGCGCTGGAGAACGGATCGCTACCGGGTGGCGTGCAGTGTCCGAATCCCTTCAGGCCTATGCCACGGATGCGCTGAATTGGGGTAAAGGCCTCGGCGAAACCTTGACCGGCGCCTTCAGGGGCGCGGAAAGCGCGTTTCGGAGTTTTGTCGAAACCGGCAAATTCGACTTCAAGAGCCTCGTGCGCTCAATCCTGGCGGACCTGGCGGTCTTATCATTCAAGCGGGCTGTGCTGGGGCCGCTGGCCAATGCGCTCTCGGGCATCTTCGGCGGCGGGCCGCTCGCAGCGGCTGTCTCGCATGCCGGGGGGATCGTGGGGCTCTCGGGACATGCCCGGTCTGTTCCTGCCCTGGCCTTTGCCGGGGCGCCCCGGATGCATGGGGGAGGCTGGGCCGGTCTCAAGCCCGATGAGGTCCCGACGATCCTGCAGCGCGGGGAACGGGTGCTGAGCCGGCGCGAGGCGGCCGGTTATGGACGTGGTGCCAGCGCTGGTTCGAGCGTGACCGTGAACATCGACGCGCGCGGGGCGCAGATGGGTGTGGCCGAGCAGATTGATGCGCGACTGCGCGCGGCCATTCCGGAGATTGCGCGTATTGCCAAAGAAAGCGTGGCCGATGGGCGGCGCCGGGGTCAGGTGATCTAAAAACATGGCCATTCCTGTCTTGCCGCTAACGCTCGTGTCCTCGCTCGAGCGGCGCCTGGTCACGTCAGTCGCCGAGGCACGCTCGCCCTTTACCGGTACATCCCAGATCCAGGACTGGGGTGCCTCCTGGTGGGAGTACCAGTTTGAGATGGCGGTGACCCAAGGGGGCAAGGCTCGGCGGCTCTCGGCCTTCTTCACCGCGCTGGGCGGATTGCGAGGCCGGTTCCTGTTCCCCGATCCCTCGATCGAGCTGCCGGTGGCAGCGGGCAATCCCTATGTCACCGAAGCGCAGGTCGCTGGGGCATCCACCCTTCGCACGGCAGGATGGGGGCTCGGACTGCGCGCAGGGGATTTCTTCCAACTGGGGTCGGATGCCACCACGCGGCTTTATCAGCTGACGGCGGATGTGACGCCTTTGGGCAGCGAGGCGACGCTCGCCTTCGTGCCGCCGCTTCGTGCTTCCGTGCCGGTCGGCACACTAATCGGCCTTGATGCTCCGTCGGTCCTGTTGCGGCTTACGGCACCAGTCCCCTCAGTCATCGGCCGGGCGGATCAACACCGCTTCACGATCTCCGCGCGGGAGGCCCTTTAATGAGCCGTCATGTTACCAGCGCCTTCGCAACTGCGCTGGCTGACCAAAACCTCAGGCCGGTCATCTTCTTCGAGGGCCAGTTTGCGACGGGCTGGGTTCGGATCTGGTCAGGTCTGGGAGAAGTCAGCTGGAACGGGCAGGCTTGGGCTGGAGCGGGCTCTCTGCTCGGGCTCGGCTCCCTCGACGAAACCGGGGAGGTCGTGGCAGGCGGCACCGCCGTCTCGCTGTCCGGCGTGCCACTGGACCTTGTTCAAATGGCGATCGAGGAAGCGCGTCAGGGGCTGCCGGGCAGGATCTGGCTTGGGCTTCTGGCCGAGAATGGCGGCATCATCGCCGATCCGGTTCAGGCCTTCTCGGGCAGGCTCGACGTCCCGGAAATCAAGGATAACGACGACACTTGCACGATCACCATCAGCTACGAAAGCCGCTTGATCGACCTGACCGTGGCGCGGACCTGGCGCTACACCCATGAAAGTCAGCAGGTCCAATATCCTGGCGATCTTGGTTTTGAGTACGTCACAGCGATCCAGGATCGCGAAATCACCTGGGGGCGTGGATAGACATGACCCGCGTTGACCACTGGGAACGCCTGCTTGCAGCGGCGATCGACACTGCACGGGCAAAACCCTTCGTCTGGGGCGTTCATGACTGCCCGACCTTCGCTTTTGAGGTCCGTATGATCCTGACAGGCGGTGAGGACATCGCGGCCCTCTGGCGCGGGCGCTACACCACGGCTCTCGGCGGCGCGCGTGTGATGCGCCGCTTGGGTTGGGCCTCGCTTGAGGTGATGGGACGCGCACTCTTGGGCGAACCGCACCCGGCCGTTCTTTTGGCTCAACGCGGCGATATCGTTCTGGCCGACACCGGTCTTGGGTTCGGTATCTGCACTGGGGCCTCGGCGGTTGGGATGGCCCCTGAAGGCCTCGTGACCGTGCCGCTGACCTCTTGCCGACTTACCTGGCCCATCTGAACGCGGATCCAGTCCATGCCCTTCATCGTGACAGCCGTCACCGCGATCGCGGGGGCGATCAGCGGCGTTTTGGCTGCTGGCGGAGTAGGCGCTGCGCTCTTGCGGATTGGCGGGACACTGCTTCTGTCCACTGCGGCTCAGGCCTTGATGCCGAAACCGCAGACTACGATGCAGCCGCGGACGGTGACGATCCGCGAGCCTGTGGTGCCGCGTGATCTCGTCTATGGCCGCACGCGCAAGGGCGGGGTCATCGTCTTCCTGCACTCCTCTGGAGCAGACAACAAGTTCCTCGATCTGGTGATCGTGCTGGCCACGCATCAGGTGAAATCAATTGGAGCGATTTACTTCGAAGGCGAGATGGCCATCGACGCGGACGGCGTGGCCCAAGGCCGTTGGGCCGGCAAGGTCCTCGTCGAAAAGAAACTGGGCGCCACCAACCAGACCGCTTTCGCAGGCCTCAAGGCAGCTCTGCCGGACAAATGGACTGAGAACCATCGGCTCCGGGGCTGTGCGGCCATTCGGCTGCGGCTCACCTATGACCAGGATGCCTTCCCGGGCGGGATCCCGAACATCACGGTGGACATCGAGGGCAAGGACGACATCTGGGACCCGCGAACCCAAACTGCGGGGTATTCGGAAAATCCCGCCCTTTGCCTTGCTGACTATATGGCCAACCCGACCTGGGGCATTGGCGCGCGGATCGGGCAGCCCGACGGGATTGACGAGATGTCCCTCGTGGAGGCCGCCAATATCTGTGACGAGGCTGTTCCCCTTGCGGGCGGTGGTTCAGAGCCGCGCTATGCCTGCAATGGGGTGATCACCCTCTCGGAGGTCCCGAAGACGATCATCGAAGGAATGCTCTCGTCCTTCGCCGGCCGCTGCGCCTTCTCGAGCGGGTCCTGGCGCATCCATGCAGGGGCATGGCGCGCGCCTGATGTGGCGCTGACGTCAGACCATGTGCGCGAAGGCGGGCTTACCTTGGCCACGCGCGTGACGATGTCGTCAAACTTCAACGGCGTGCGCGGGCAGTTCGTCAGCCCTGAGAACGATTGGCAACCGGATGACTTCCCGGCCTATTCGAGCGCTGTCTATGTGGCTGAGGACGGTGGCGAACAAAAGTGGCGCGACATCTCGCTGCCGTTTACGATCTCGGCTGCCATGGCGCAGCGACTGGCCAAGATTGAGCTTGAACGTGCACGGCGGCAAATGACAGTGCGCTTGTCGGGCAAGCTTTCCGCCTGGGCGGCCACCGTCGGGGATGTAGTAACGCTTTCCTACGCTCGGTGGGGCTTTGCCGCCAAACCTTTCGAGGTCCATGGGGTGAGCCTTGACCTTACGGCCTCGGGCGATGGCGCTCTTTTGTTGCCCGAGTTGGCCCTGCGCGAGACCTCGCCCCTGGTCTACGACTGGTCAGCGTCTGAAGAACAGATCTACGCAGCCGCCCCACGCACGGCGCTACCCAACCCTCATGACATTCCGGCACCCGGCGCACCGCAGGTCACCGAGGACCTCTATGTCACCCGGGACGGGGGCGGGCTGAAGGTTCTGGCGAAGATCAGCTGGGAAGCCGCACCCTCGGGATTTGTCGCGGCCTATCAGCTGCAAGGCAAAATAACGGGGGCTTCAGACTGGATTGATTATGGCCGCACCGACGGCACCACACTGGAAATCCGCGACATCGCGCCGGGGGCTTGGGCTTTCCGCGTCAAAGCGATCTCGGTCTTGGGCGTTTCATCGCCCTGGCAGGAAACCTCGGTCGAAATCCTCGGGCTGACGGCACCGCCAGCACAACTCGAGAATGTGACGCTGCAAACGGCAGGTGGGCTCGCCATCCTGAAATGGACCCGCTCGGCCGATCCCGATGTTCGCGTCGGCGGCAACATCGTGATCCGCCATTCGAAAGAAGCGACGGCCACTTGGGCTGACAGCTATTCGATGGACCGGGTCTCGGGTGGCGAGGCGATTGCTGTCGTGCCGCTCAAACCCGGGACCTATCTGGTGCGCGCCGAGGACAGCGGCGGTCGTGCCGGTCCAGAAACCCGCGTCTCGACCAAGGGTGCGCAGGTGCTGGCCTTCTCGACCTTGGACTTCCTGCAGGCCGATCCCGGCTTCCTCGGCCCGAAATCCGGACTGCAGGTCACAGGCACGACGCTGACGCTGGCCACGGCGACCGCGAATGGCGTGACACAGGTCAGCACGATGGAGGGGCAGTACGCCTTTGCTGCCGGGCTTGATCTTGGCGCAGTGAAACGCGTTCGGCTCCGCTCAGAAATCGGCGTTGCCGCCCTGGCGCTTAATGACCGGATCGACGCGCGCACGGCGCTCATGGACACATGGGCCGACTTTGACGGATCGGCTGGTGCAGAAATCGACGTGCTCTTCGAGATCCGCGAAACCGATGACGATCCTGCCGCTTCGCCGAACTGGGGTCCCTGGGGCCGGCTCGACAATCATGAAATCGAAGCCCGCGCAGTCGAAGCACGGGCATTTCTTACGACGAAGGATGCGTCCTACACGCCCATCGTCAGTCAATTGCGGCTCTATGCCGACGAGGTCGCGTGAACGCGCTTCCCGTTCCTAAGGCGCACGCCTTCGCTGCCTCTCGGCTCCGCCTCGAACGCAAAGGCCCGCACATTTTTATGATCGAGAACGGAAAACGCTGAAATGCCCCAGACATCCAGCTTCGTGATCGCGAACGACGCGGGCGCGGCCGTACGAGCGCGCATCAATGAGGTGATCGCCGCGCTGCAATCGACAAGTGCCGGGGCCTCGGCGCCAACGGCAACCACGGCTGGCATGCTCTGGGTCGATACCTCGGTCTCTCCGCCCGTTCTGCGCCGAAGAAATGCGACCAATACGGGCTGGGACGCGCTGCTCGATGCGGCAGGCAATCTGGCGGGGCTGGCAAATACCGCCGTGGCGCGCACGAACCTTGGCCTCGGGACAATGGCGACGAAATCCGCAGCCGACTACGACGCGGCGATCGCGGCAAAAGCGGCCTTGTCTGGCGCGACCTTCACCGGCGTCGTCACCGCCCCGAACTTCGTCTCATCCTCCGACGCCCGCCTGAAATCCGATGTCGAGACGATCACCGACGCGTTGGCGCTCGTCTGCTCAATCCGCGGCGTGCGCTTCACCATGGATGGCAGCCGCCAGATCGGCGTCATCGCCCAGGAGGTCGAGACTGTGCTGCCCGAGGTGGTCCGCGACAATGAGGCGGGCCAGCTCTCCGTCGCTTACGGCAATATCACCGGCCTCTTGATCGAGGCCGTCAAGGAACTGGCCGCCCGGGTGGCGGCACTCGAGGAGGCACGCCCATGAATGACGGTGGGTTCATCGACATGATCAACTCGTTCTTCGGCGGGGCGGTGACCACGCTGATTGGCGCCTTTACCGGGCGGCTCATGTGGCATTCGGGCGAGGTGAAGCTCGGCAACCGCCGCTTCTTCGGCAAGGAACTTCTCTGGGAAATCCCCGTCGCCGTCGGCATGGCACTGATTGGGGAAGCGGCCGCGCGTTACATTGGCCTGTCGCAACCCGTCTCGACTGGGTTTGTGGCAACCCTTGCTTACCTGGGCCCGCGTGGAGCGGAAGCACTGCTCGCCGCCTGGCTCTGCCGCAAGAAATAACCCGCCCACCACTCACGGAAATCCTACGCGCCGCCCTGTCTGGGGCGGCGTTTTGCATTGCATGGGAGACAACCATGACGCCGTTCGATATCGCCCGCAGCTATATTGGCACATCAGAGGGGCCGGGCCCCGCCGACAATCCCGTCATCATGGAGATGTATGCCTCGGTCGGCCACGATTGGGTTGAGCATGATAGCGTCGCCTGGTGCGCAGCCTTCGTCGGGCACTGCCTGGAGCGGGCTGGGATCCAATCCACCCGCAAACTGACCGCGCGCTCCTATCTCGACTGGGGCATTCCCATCGAGGTGGCGGAGGCCCAGCAAGGAGACATCGGCGTGATCCCCCGCGGCTCGTCCAGCTGGCAGGGGCATGTCTTCTTCATAGACCGAATTGAGGGGCAATGGGTCTGGGGCCTTGGGGGTAATCAGGACGACGCCGTCAATGTGAAGCGCTACCCGGCCTCGAAACTCCTCGGTGTGCGGCGCGCCGGGAATGTTGCGCCTGCAGTGACGCTGTCGGTGGAGGCGGTTCAGCAGCGGTTGAAAGATCTGGGCTATCACGAAGTCGGCCAAGTCGACGGAAAAGTGGGGCCGCGCAGCCGCGCTGCCATTCTGGCCTTCCGGCATGACAACGATCTGGCCCTCCTGCCCATCATCGATGTGTCGCTGACCGATGCCCTCACTACGGCACGTCCGAGGCCGGTGGCGATCGAGCGCGCGACGGGCGAGCCGCAGGACAGCCGTATTGTTTCTGCTGCCAATGCCCAGATCGGTCTCGGTGTCATTGGCGCAGCGGGGTCGATCGGCAGCCAGATCGCCCCGGCGCTCATGGAGGCCGAAGAGGCCCGAGACATGGCCAGCCGCGTGTTCACCTTGATCGGGCTGGAAAACTGGCTCTCCGTCTCCCTGCCTTGGATCGGCGCGGCCGTGTTCATTGGCGTCGTCATCTATGCACTCCGCGCGAAGGCGGCCCGGATTGACGACTATCGCACGGGGAAAACGCCATGATCTGGGTCATGATTGTCGTCTCTTGCCTTGCAGGGGGTGACCAGCCTGTCTGCACCAGTGGCATCAGCCAAAGCCGCTACGCACACTTCACCGACTGCGAGGATGCCGCGGTCCGCACACATGATCACGTCCGGGCCGTTGCTGATGCGCGCGGACAATCCGTGCTGCTGCTCGATACACGCTGCCTCGCCCTCTCACTGGGAGCGCCTGCATGAGTGCTATCTTGACCACGCTGTTTGCGGGCCTTGGCCAACGCTTTGCCTATTGGGGAGCGCTTGTCGCCGCGGTCTGCATCGCCGTCTCGATCCTACTCCGCCAGGGCAAGCACGCCGCAGAGGCCGACCTCGCCATCCGCCGCGCCGACGCCCGGGTTCGGGCACTGCAAACATCCAAGGACATCCGCCATGACATTCAAAATACTGATCGTGCCGATCTTGAGCGTCGGGCTGACCGCTGGATGCGCGATTGACCCGCGAGGTTTGCGGGACGATTGCGATTGGGCCGAGCCTATTCGCCCCTCGCGCCAGGACCTGCTGAGCGACGGCACTCTGGTGCAGATCGTCGCCCATAACGAAGTCGGCGCGCGGCTCTGCGGGTGGCAGCCGTAAAGCCGCTCAATTCTTACCGCAGCAGTGTTTGTATTTGTGCCCAGAGCCGCAGGGGCATGGATCATTGCGCCCGGGACGTGGTGCCGCGCGAAACGGAGCGTCCGGTAAGTTGGGCATGGCTGTGGCCCCAAGCTCTGGGCGGGACTCAAACAAAATAGCCGCAACGCAGTTTGGGACGAGATCGGGCGCTTCAAGATCAATCTCGTCAATCTCATCTTCGCTGAATGTGCTCTTACCCTCGTAAATGTCTTGCAACGCCATCAAAAAAATCATCGAGGAGCGCGTCTCTTCGTCTGCACGGTCGAGAAGTGCTTCCCAAGCCTCGGAGCGCAACCGCATGGCACGGGTAAACCCATCGACCCACGGCTCCCACAATGTCTCGTCGCTATTGGGATCTACCTCGTAAATTGGCTCAAGATAAGGTGTCTCGCTCAGTGTTGAGGCGATCGAGTTGTAATGCGCCATAACGGCGCCGATTGTTTCCTCTGCGCTCTTCAGATCTGGAAAGTTCGCCTCGGCTGTTTCGCCCCAAACATGGGGGAGCCAGTCCGAGGGTGGGATCATCTCTGGGCAGGCCAGAACGCCGGTCAAATAGCCATCGAGTTCGCTCAACGTCATTGGGAAATTCTCCTGCGGCAGTGCGAAGAGCAATTCGCTGAGGCGATCGAGGTCCTGGTCCGACTGGCGCATGGGAATCTCCGTTGGTCTTTGCCGTTCCTAACCCTCGACTGATCCCTTCGCAATCTGACCCAACTGTACCCGAGGCTATACCATGACCAGCCCCCAGCTTCATGAAGGTCCCGTGATCTTGATCGGCTACGCCTGGCGGCTGCAAATTGAGGCTGAGGCACCGGTCTTTGCCGAAGGGGCCCGCTATGTGGGCCATTTGCGCCTCAAACCGAGTGATTCAACGCTCTTGGCGGAGCTTTCCAGCGCTGATGGCGGGATAGAGCACATCAGCACGACCGTGTTGGAACTGTCTCTGACGCCCTCCCAAACCGCAGGGCTCTCGCCCGGGCGCGCGGTGTTGGATTTGGTGCGCACCGATCTCGAGCCTGATCTTCACTTGGGCTTCCTTCTCGAAATCCCCGTGATGTTGCCGGTGACGCGAGGGCTGAGCCCATGAGTGAAGCGATCCGGCAGACAGGTCCGATCACCATCACCGCGCCGATCAAGGTCCGCGTGGTCTCGGGACCTTTCCTCATCCGGCTTGGCGGCCAGCCAGGGCCACAAGGCGCGACAGGCCCACAAGGCGACAAGGGAGATCAAGGGGATCCGGGCATCACGATCCTGCCCACCGACGCCCCCATCAATGGAGGATTTTTCTGATGGCCAATACCATCCAGCTCAAACGCCGCGTCTCTGGCGTGGCGGGTGCGCCCGCTGCGCTGAAATCAGGCGAGCTTGCCCATAACGAGGTCGACAACACGGTGTATGTCGGCAAGGGCGACGACGGCAGCGGCAATGCGACTTCCATCGTGCCGGTTGCCGGCAGCGGTGGGTTTGTTGCGCTGACTGGCACCCAGACCGTCGCCGGGTCCAAGACCTTCTCCCTGGTCCCGAAATCCGGACAAGATGCCAGCGGCGGGACCGACCTTGTTCGCAAGTCCCAGGTCGACGGCCTGCTGTCGACGAAAGCACCTTTGGCGTCACCAAGCTTCACGGGATCGCCCACGGCGCCGACGGCGGTCGCGGGCACGAACTCAACACAGATTGCAACAACGGCCTTCGTCAATGACGCCATTGCCGGCTTTGGCGCGGGCGACATGGCAAAATCCACCTATGATACGGACAACGATGGCAAGGTGGATGCCGCAGAGGTTGCCGATGCCGCACCTTGGGCCGGGATTACCGGCAAACCCACGAGCTTTACGCCCTCCAGCCACAGCCATTCGATCGCGCAAATCACGGGGCTCCAGACGGCGTTGGATGCAAAGGCACCTCTTGCATCACCTGCACTGACAGGATCGCCGACGGCCCCCACTGCAACGGCCGGCACAAACACGACGCAGATCGCGACCACAGCTTTTGTCGCCGCCGCCATCGGTGCGCTTATTGATGCCGCTCCCGGCGCCATGGATACGCTTAACGAGTTGGCCGCAGCCCTCGGCGATGATCCCAACTTCGCAACGACCGTGACCAATGCGCTAGCTGGCAAGCTTTCCGCAGCATCGAACCTCTCAGACCTCCCGAACAAAGCGACGTCGCGGTCGAACCTCGGGCTGGGGTCCATGGCCACGCAAGCCTCCAGCAATGTCGCGATTACCGGTGGGTCGATCAACGGGATCACCCTTGACGGTGGGACCTTCTGATCATGGCAAATACCGTTCTGGTAAAACGAACGACCGTGGCCGGCCGGGTACCCAGCACGGCACAACTCGCTGCTGGTGAGTTGGCAGTGAATGTCACCGACGGAAAGCTTTTTCTGAAGCGTGTCTCTGGCGCCGAAACCGTGATCGAGCTCGGACAAACTGGACCGCAAGGACCGGCCGGTCCTCAAGGCGCGACCGGGCCAACAGGGCCTCAGGGTCCCACGGGTCCAACGGGGGCAACAGGCCCGAAAGGTGACATAGGCGCAACAGGTCCTCAGGGTTCGTCGGGCGCCACAGGACCAACACCAGCGCATCAATGGTCTGGCACCAGTCTGCGGTTTTTCAACGGATCGACCTGGGGTGCTTACGTAAACCTGAAAGGTGCTACCGGGGCAACAGGTGCGACCGGAGCCAAGGGTGATACTGGCGCCACCGGCCCAACAGGACCGCAGGGACCTGCGGGTCCCACGGGTGCCACCGGGGCTACGGGTCCACAAGGCCCCGCAGGGGCGGATGGGTCTCCCGACACGGCCGCGCAGGTACGTGCCAAGCTGGTAACCGTCGATGGCTCTGGGTCGGGAATTGATGCCGATCTTCTTGATGGCAGTCATGCCAGTGCCTTCGCACTCCTGAGCGGGGCGACCTTCTCTGGCACGGTGACCGCACCGAACTTCGTCTCCTCGTCGGACGCACGGCTCAAGTCCGATATCGCGCCTATCGCAGATGCGCTGGCCAAGGTGCAGGCGCTGAGCGGCGTCACCTTCACCATGGCGGGCAGCGACGCGCGGCAGATGGGTCTCATTGCACAAGAGGTGCAGGCCGTCGCGCCAGAGGCCGTCGTTGAGGCCGAAGGCGTGCTGCGTCTGGCCTACGGCAATCTCGTGGGCCTCCTCGTAGAGGCCATCAAGGACCTCGCTCAGGAGGTTGATCAGCTGAAAAGGACCATGCCATGATCGAGACCGGACTGCATGTCATCTATAACACGGGCACGCCACTTCATTACGCTGTCGATGTCCAAGAGACCTATGCCGGGATCGCCGTCTTTGCGCGCTGCGGGGCTGGCGAGGGCCTGCGCAACAGTGTTGGCGCCATGGAATGGGCAGAACTCTCGGCAGAACTCGCCACGCCCTTTGATCAGGACCGGGGCGCTGGCTTCGTTGATATGCGCGGCAATGGGCTTTTTGTGCCCGACCTTCCAGGCTGTACCCATGGCGGGATCTATAAAGGCCGGTCCTATGTCTTCCTCGACGGCATGCGCGGCCATGATGAAATCACCGATTATGCGCTCATCGACATTATGACAGACGCACAGGGCTTTCCGCTGCCCTGGCGTAATCGCTTTGCCCAATCCGCCCGCGAAAAAGTTGATCTCTCTTTCCGCCACCGCGCACGTGTGCAAGCGGCCAACGCCCTCGTGATCTTCATGCCGATCAAGGGGCCGCTCTCCTCGGCCCGGATCGAGATCCTCTGCGATCAGGACCCCATCCTCTTGAACGGGACCACCATTGCGGGCCGGATCGATGACGCGACAATCCCGAATAACGGGCAGTGGTTCAAGCAGTTCTATTTCCACGCGGTGGCAACGGAGGAATCTGTTACCGTTCCTGCAGGCGGCCGTGCCCAAGTACCTGTGGCGCTCAGTTGGAATGTGGATGGCGCGTCCTGCGCACACGCGCTGGTGCTAAAGCTCGAAAGCGACGCCGGCTATCTGCCAAAACGGCGGCTGAGGACCGATGCGAGCGGAGTGGGCAGCTTTGCTATCGAGGCCTTGGGGCTCAGTCCGGGAGATCAGATAGCAGTCAAGATCAACACCGAGCATTACACCGCGATCGGCAAGATCATCCTGGAGGTGGTGTGATGGAGATCGCGACCACGACCGAGTTCCAGCTGATCTACCCGGCCTTCGTCCTGCACAAGCATTGGGACATGCCCGTGGGCTTCAATGACCGCCTGTACGCGCTGGCGGCTGAGGACGCTGTGGCGAACCGCATTCAAGATGCGGGTGACGGACGCAACGTCGGGGATCAGACCAACCATCTTGGACATCTGCGCCACAACTTCCTGATGGATCGGCAGGACCCGGCGATTGCGGTGCTGGCGCAGATGGTGGCGGCGGCCGTGCGGGAATACCTGCAGTTGGCTTACGGATATGATCATACCGGCGAGATCGCCATGATGTCGGACACGTTCTGGCAGCGGCGTGCCGCACGGGAAAATGTCGGCATCAACACCCACACCCATATCCAGACGGACATCGTCTGTACCTATTACCCGCGGGTCGTGCTGGACGCGGATTGCCCCGAGACCTCGCTCCATCGTGGGGCTGTGCGGTTTTACGATCCCGCGAATGTCGGCAAGCGGCTGTGGCCCTGCAACAACCCGAACGCCTATGTCGGCGGCTGGTACGCGGTCGAGCCCAAGACGGGCTCCATGCTCGTCTTCGAGGGGCATCTGCCCCATGACAGCACCTATTTTGAGGGCGAGGAGCGGATGTGCATCCCAGTCCTTTGCTCCCTCGATCTCCCAAATTCCCACTGCAAGGCCGGTCTCTCAGAGATCCTGGCCCATCAGGCGCAAGGAGACAGCCATGGCCTATAAGGTCGGAACCACCATCGTGATCGACGACAGCGGCTTTGTGGATTGGTCCCGCATTGCCAACAAGCCCGCGATTGGGGCCGGTGACATCACATCCGTGACGGTTGCCAATGGCACGCCCTCCACGGGATCTCCCTTCTTTGCGGTGAGTGGAAGCGGGGGTGGGAACTGCAATTGTACGGCCAACTGCTATGTCGCGAGCCTCTCAGGGGGCGGCGCTACTGGAGACGTATCCGTCACAGCCAATCTCGCCTACTTCAACTGTAACTGCGCCTGCCGGTGCTGACGATGCAAGTTCAGCAGACAAACCTTGCGCTCTGGCCCACCCATGTCAGCTTTTTTGAAGCGCCGGTGGGCTGGGAGGTCAATCGCCAGCTAGCGGATGAGGCCATTGCGGCCGTGGGCGGGGAAGGGGGTGCCAGGCCGCTGAGCGCGGCTGAGCGTCGGGTGCGCGGCATACTTGAGAAAAGCGCAGCCGGTCAGACCCTGAAAGCCCATCTCTTCGCTTGCGCGCGCGCCGTGCTTGGCCCTTGGGCCCAATATCTCGACCCCCGCCATTGCGAAAACCGCGCCCTCGTCATCGAGAAAGGCGGCTTCATCTCGACCCACAAGGATAGCCGCGAGGGGGATCTGACCTGCGTCCACTTCCTGACCGGCAGTGGGTCGGGCCAGCCGGTGAATAGCGTGGGCACCCCGCGCTTCGTGATCGAGGATCCGTCGCGATATTTCGATGAGGGGCGGCTGCCTTATGAGAGCCGCCATGGCTTCTCGGTCAATCCGCGGCCGGGGCTCTCGGTCTTCTTCCCCTCCCATATCCCCCACAACCAGCACCCCTATGAGGGGAGCGCGCCGCATGTGCAGGTCGTTGCGAACTTCCGGGTCAACCTGCCAACGGCGATTGAAGAAAGGCTGTTCGACTGATGTGGTTTGATCTGACACTGGAAGCGCGTGACGGCAGCCGCCACCACGCACACTACAACCCGCACACATCGGAATGCGAGGGGCTGCCGCTGCCGGTAGAACCGGGGATATTTGCGCCGGTACCGCGCGTGGCCAAAGACAAGCCCATCGGAAAATCACGAGCGCCTCGTGTGTTGAAAATCCAGCTTGGGCTCTCCTGCAATTATGCCTGCAGCTATTGCAGCCAGGCCTTCCAGATCGCCGATGCCACGGTCTCGAAGCTGGCCGATGTCGAGCACTTCCTGACTCAGCTCGACAGTTGGATCACCGACGCCCCGGAAAAGATCGAGCTCTGGGGTGGCGAGCCGTTTCTTTATTGGGGCAAGATCAAGCGGTTGGTGCCGGCGTTGGCGGCGCGGTTCCCTACGGCTACCTTCTCGATCATCACCAACGGATCACTCCTTGACCGCGAGAAGCTCGACTTCATCTCCACGCATGACATCGCGATCACAATCTCTCATGATGGCCCGGGGCAGCATCTGCGCGGGCCGGATCCGTTCGACGATCCTGACAAGAGACACTGGATCCAAACCCTGTTGGCCGAGCGCCCCGAAAAGACCGGGTTCAATGCGGTGCTGACGCGCCAGCATCACGACCTTCGGGCCCTCAAGGCCTGGTTCGCCGAAAAGGTTGGGCCGGACATCTTCGTCGGGCTCGAGGGCGTGGTGAATGTTTATGACGCCGCGACCGCCATCGGCACAGGGCGGTTCGAGCCGGCCGAGTTGAACAGCCTGACGCGGTCGATTTTCGAAGAACTGGTCGAGGACCCGAATGCCTTCGGCCTTGGCGAGCGCATCAACGAATTCTATGCCTCCATTCAACGTCGGCGGCCGCTCGAGGCCCTTGGCCAGAAATGCGGGATGGACAGCCCCGACGCCATCGCCGTCGACCTGCGCGGGAACGTCATGACCTGCCAGAACACCGGTGCGAAGGGCGTGCACAAGATCGGTCATGTCGCCGACTTTGACGCCATCGCGCTCGATACCGCGACGCACTTTGCATTCCGGGACGAGTGCATGTCATGCCCCGTCGTTCAGCTCTGCAAGGGATCCTGCATGTTCCTCGAGGGGGAGTTCTTCAAGCAGAGCTGCGCCAACGAGTTTGCCTTCAATATGGGGATCATGATGGCGGCCGTCTGGCATTTGACGGGGATGGTGGTGGTCGGGTTGAAGGAAAGATCGGGCGAGAAAACGGCGCAGGTTACGCTGGCCGGATAA